GGCAAGACTTTGCGCGAGTTTTGCCGGATTGAGGGTAAACCCGCATGGCGTACTATTTACGATTGGCAAGTAAAAGATAAGGAGTTTTCCGCACGGATCGCGCACGCGAGGGAGCTTGGCCATGACGCGATTGCTGAAGAGACTCTCGAGATCATCGACACTTTTCCAATCGAAGTTGTGTCTGACAACGGCAGCCGGCTGGATGCTGGCCATGTGTCCTGGCTCAAGAACCGGGTCGAGCAGCGCATGAAGCTGCTGGCCAAATGGAACCCCAAGAAGTACGGCGAGAAGGTAGGCGTCGAACACAGCGGCACAGTTGCCCTCGATACAGCCATCCTGGAGGCCCGTAAGCGTGTCAACCAGCCCGAGTGATGTTGCCCTAGCCCAAGATATGGGGAGGTTCTTTGACGACGCCCTGGGCTTTGTGATGTATGCATTCGATTGGGGCAACGATCCAACCCTGCAAATGGTTGAGCTACGCGAACCCTGGGCATCAAAGTACAACAGCAAGTATGGCCCGGATGAATGGGCTTGCGAATTTATGGACAGCATTGGCAAGGAAGTGCGCGCCAACGCGTTTGACGGGCAGCAGCCGGTGCCAGCCCAGCGCCACGCCACCAGTTCTGGCCACGGTATCGGTAAGTCGGCCATTACATCCTGGCTCATCCTATGGATTGCATCGACCAGGCCACACAGCAAAGGCGTCGTGACCGCCAACACCAGCGACCAGCTTGGATCTAAAACCTGGGCCGAGCTTGGCAAGTGGAAAAAGAAATGCATTACCGGCCATTGGTTTGAAGTAACCACCGGCAAGGGCGCGATGCGGATCGTTCACAAAGACTTTCCAGAGTCCTGGCGCTGCGATGCACAAACGTGCCGGGAAGAGAACAGCGAAAGCTTTGCGGGTTTGCATGCTGCCAACTCATCACCGTATTACATTTTTGACGAAGCGTCTGCTGTGCCGGACAAGATCTGGGAAGTGGCCGAGGGTGGATTGACTGACGGCGAACCCTTTTGGTTTGTGTTTGGCAACCCGACCAGGAACACCGGCCGGTTCTTTGAGTGCTTCAACAAGTTTAGGCACCGCTGGAACACGCAGCAAATTGACAGCCGGTCGGTGCAGATCACCAACAAAGGCACCATCGATGAGTGGGTAAGTGACTATGGCGAGGACAGTGACTTTGTTCGCGTCCGTGTCAGAGGCATATTTCCACAAGCATCAAGCTTGCAGTTCATCCCCAGGAACCTGGTAGATGACGCTATGGATCGCGTGCCGGAGGTCAGCAGTATGTCTGGTAGGACTGCGGTCGTTGGCGTCGATGTGGCCCGTTTTGGTGACGATCAGAGTGTGATCCGTACCAGGGTGGGGCGCGATGCTGCCACATTCCCGCCTAAACGATACCGCGGCCTGGATCTGATGCAGCTAACCAGCCGGGTTGTTGAGCATGTAAAGCTGCTAAAAACTGCCAGCTATGGCGTGGTCATTTTTGTAGACGGTGGCGGTGTAGGTGGTGGCGTGATTGACCGCCTGCGCCAGCTTAACTATGACGTGATTGAGGTGCAGTTCGGTGGCAAGGCAGATGATCCCAAGAAGTACGCGAACAAGCGGGCAGAGATCTGGGGCCGTATGCGTGATTGGCTAAAGGGTGGCTGCCTGGCTAAAGACGAAGAGTTGGCCACTGACTTGACCTCGGTTGAGTATGGCTTTAGACCTGACGACAGCATCTTGCTCGAGTCCAAAGAAGCAATGAAGCGCCGAGGTATGGCCAGCCCAGATGATGGTGACGCCCTGGCCATGACATTCGCGCAGCCGGTGGCCGAGTTCATGGGCGGTGAAGACATTCCAAAAACTAAAGCAAAGGCCAGAGACTATGATCCGTACGCTCTTGTATGAGGTGCCCGTATTACCACATCCAGCTACTAGATTGCCATCATGCGTGATCAAACAAGTTACTTGCCATGAGTTGGCCGGTGACCCAAAGTTCGCGGGATTGATTGAAGAGTACGCAAACGAGTCAGCTATTGCTGGAATGCCGCGTCCAAACTATCAGTTCGGGATGTACAGATTAATGGAAGTGGCTGGAGATTTTCATCTCATTGCTGCGTATGTTGATGACGTGCTGGTTGGATTCTTGTCTTTAGTGATAAATGTTGTGCCGCATTACGGCAAACGTGTTGCTTCGACCGAGTCTTACTTTGTCACTGAATCACATCGCAAAGGTGGGCCTGGCCTTGACTTGTTGCGTGCAGCCGAATGGATAGCAAAAGCTAACGGGGCTGTTGGTATGTTGGTATGCGCTCCAAAGGGCGGCAAGCTTGCTAGAGTAATGCCCAGGGCCAAATACAAGCACACCAATGAGGTGTTTTTTAAGGGGTTAGCGTAATGAATCTAGTGGTTGCCGGTAACCGAATACCAACAATGTGCAGCGATGCCATTGCTAGAGTTGCTGTGCTTGAAAGCGTTGCCCGTGAGTACCCACAAGAAAGCGTTACGACTCATCACGTTATTCATGGCGGCATGTACGCTCGAACAGTTTCACTTAAAGCCGGAGTTATGATCACCGGCGCATTAATAAAAACACCAACAATGCTGGTAATAAACGGTGATGTCACTGTTTTTGCCGATAACGAATCATTCAGGCTAACGGGCTTTCACGTCATACCGGCAAGTGCAAACCGCAAGCAAGCATTCATTGCTCACGCAGATACTGCAATGACAATGATATTTGTTTCGGATGCAACAACGGTGGCGCAAGCAGAGAATGAATTCACTGACGAGGCTGATTCACTTATGTCTCGCAATGAAGAAGCCAAAAACTTTATCATCATCACAGGAGAATGACATGACAGGAATAACGACAGCAACAGCAATGACGATTATGGCCGCAACAGCCGTGGCTGCTACTGGCTACAGCATTTATGCTGGAGAGAAAGCCGCGGGCAAACAAGCTGATGCATTGAATCAACAGCGTTCAGCCCAGGCTGATGCAAAGGATGCAGCAGTTAAGCAACAAGCAACGGCCGAATCAAACGTCAATCGAGCTAATGCAAAGACGCCAGATTCTGGGGCTATCTTGAGCGCTGCTGGACAGGCTGCTAAAGGTGGCCCTGCTGGCACTATGCTGACAGGCCCAATGGGCATTAACACGGCTGACCTTAACCTGGGTAAATCCACATTGTTAGGCGGTTAATATGAGTGACTTCACCAGCGACGCACAGTCGCATCCAAATGCTCCTACGCGTGACAAATTGTTCACGCGCTGGGGCGCTTTAAAATCGGAACGTGCAACCTGGTGGGCGCATTGGCAAGAAATATCCACCTATCTATTGCCACGCAGCGGACGCTTCTATGTGACCGACCGAGACAAAGGATGGCGCAGGCACAACACCATCTATGACAACACAGGCACGCGCGCATTGCGTGTACTTGGCGCTGGCATGATGGCCGGGGCAACCTCCCCTGCCCGTCCTTGGTTTCGATTGGGCACAGCAGACACGGAGTTGAACAGCTACCAACCAGTAAAGATCTGGCTGAATGATGTAACTACTCGCATGCAAATGGTTTTCCAGCGCAGCAATACCTACCGCACGCTGCACCAGATGTACGAAGAGCTTGGTGCCTTTGGTACTGCGGCATCTATTGTGCTGCCAGACTATCAAAACGTCATTCATCACTACCCAGTGACTATTGGCGAGTTTGCTATTGCACAGGATTACCAGGGTCATGTCTGCACGATCTACCGCGAGTTTGAAAAGACTGTTGGCGAGATCGTAAAGGAATACGGGTACAACAAGTGTTCAACGACCGTTCGCAACATGTACGACCGTGGTTCACTTGATCAATGGATTCGACTGATCCAGGCTATTGAGCCACGCGCTGATCGTGACACTCGTAAAAAGGATGCATTGAACATGGCCTGGGGCAGCTATACCTTTGAGGTTGGCGGCAACCCTAAAGATTTTCTGCGCGAGTCTGGATATAAAGACTTCCCTGCATTGGTGCCACGTTGGGCCACAGCAGGCGGTGACATCTATGGCAATAGCCCTGGCATGGAATGCTTGGGTGACGTGAAGCAGTTGCAGCATGAGCAGCTTCGCAAGGCCCAGGTCATCGACTACCAGACAAAGCCACCATTGCAAGTGCCTACAGCAATGAAGAACCGCGATGTTGAGTCGCTGCCTGGTGGTATATCGTTTTATGACGGACAGACCGCGGGCATCAAGACAGCATTCGAGGTCAACCTGAACTTGCAACACTTGCTTGGTGACATCCAAGACGTGCGCGAACGTATTCGTGGCGGCTTCTATGCTGACTTGTTCTTGATGTTGGCCAACGCAACCGACACTCGCATGACGGCAACCGAAGTGGCCGAGCGCCATGAAGAGAAGCTGTTGATGCTTGGGCCGGTGATGGAGCGCTTGCACAACGAGTTGCTTGATCCACTGATCGACATGACATTCCAACGCATGCTGGAGGCCGGCGCTATACCGCCACCACCACAGGAGTTGCAAGGCATGGAGTTAAGTGTTGAGTTTGTATCAATGCTTGCCCAGGCTCAACGTGCTATTGGCACCAACAGCGTTGATCGCTATGTGGCCAACCTTGGCTCTGTGGCCAGCTTCAAGCCTGAAGTCCTAGATAAGTTTGATGCTGACAAATGGGCTGATGCATATGCCGACATGCTTGGCGTTGATCCTAACCTCATTGTTGGCACTGACCAGGTGGCAGTTGTACGTCAGGCTCGAGCCAAGATGGACGCACAGCGCGCCCAGATGGAGCAAGTCAAACAGATGTCTGAAGTTGGTAAGAACCTTGGAACAGTGCAAACTGGTGCCGGTACAAATGCAGGCATGGACATCATGAATCAATTTAGTGGCTATGGATCCCCATCGCCATCACAAGTTTAAGGAGAAATTAAATGGCAACAGCAAATAAGGGCACATTGCTTTACGGCAATATGAGTGGTGACAATACCGACGCAAAAGGCGCAACGCAGTTTATTGAAAAACTGTTGGTGGCTGTGGACACAATTCACAAAGCTCATTTAATGGTTACCGGCCCTGGAAGCTATGCTGCTCATGAAGCCCTTGGCGATACATACAGCGCCCTGGAAGACGGCCTTGACGCCCTTGCAGAAAGCTACATGGGGTGCCAGTACGTTGGCCTTGAGTTTGCCGGCGTTGACGTCAGCACTTATGGCGCAGAAGTCCGCAAGATCTACGACTACGTTGAAGCTAATCGGGCAATGATGGGCACAGAATCTCACCTTCAAAACAAGGTGGATGAAATTCTTGAAGGTCTATCACGCTCATTGTTTAAACTAGATCGCTTGGCATAAAAAGAAAATAATGGCACGCCAAAAGTATCAGGGCGCTCCCTGGCTGTATGACGATACGACCGGCGACATTGTCGGCGTCAAAGATCCTGACGGGTCAGAGTTCTATTTTCAGCGCACACCGCGTGTTGGTCTTTTCCATGACAACACAACGCAAGTGGCCGCACTGCCAAATACAGCTTATGCAATGACACTTGGTGAAACTGATTTGTCTCGCGGCATATCTATTGTTGATAGTTCCAAGATCACAGTTAATCGTGCTGGAATTTACAACATCCAGTTTTCAACCCAATTGGATAGGACAAATGCAGGCAATGATATTGTGGATATATGGTTTAGAAAGAACGGCGTAGATCTTTCTGATTCAAACACCAAAGTCACAATTAGCGGCAATGCAAATGCGTCAAAAATAGTGGCGGCATGGAACTTCTTTGGTCAAGCTAGCGCTGGGGACTACTTTCAAGTCATGTGGAATACGCCTGATGTCCGTGTTCGGCTTCATTACGAAGCCGCAGGAACTAGCCCAACCAGGCCGATAACTCCATCCGTAATCGTCACGGTGAATGAAGTGGCAGAATGATGGTGCCCGTATCCACATGTGCTTTAGATAGATTGGCGTCATGAGTAATTACGATCCTCTAGATCTTCGCAGTCAGGAAAAGACCGAGGCTGACAAAAAGCTTCGCGAAAAACTTGTACGCGAGAATGAAGAGGTAGATCTCAAATGGCTCATGAGCAACAAGCGGGGTCGTCGGATTATCTGGCGTCTTCTGGATCAGGCGGGTGTGTTCCGGCTGTCGTTCAATACCAACGCGATGTCTATGGCATTCGCTGAAGGTAATCGGAACTTCGGCAATCGCACGCTTTCACTGATTCACACGCATTGCTCGGAGCTTTACCCGCAAATGGTTAAGGAGAATTCAAATGGAAACGCAGATGACTGATACAGCCTCAACAACCAACGACGGCGCTCAAACATCGCAACACTCCAATGGGAGCCAAGTGACGGCAGACGCTCTCTATGGAGGTCAGCAGCAAGCATCAGAAGGACAAGATCAGCAAGTCGCGGAGCCGGCCAATACTGATAATTCTGAAGGCAACACAGAAGGTGACCCGGCTGAAAAGCCACAAGGCGCACCTGAAAAGTACGAATTCACTCCCCCTGAAGGGAAAGAATTCGACGCCGAAATGATTGGAAACTTTTCGGAAGTTGCTAAAGAGTTGAACTTGACTCAAGATGCCGCGCAAAAACTGGTGGAGTCGATGGGGCCGAAAATAGCGGAACGTCAACTTGCCCAGGTGGAGGCCATTCGTAATGAGTGGGCGCAACAATCACAAACGGACAAAGAATTCGGTGGCGATAAGCTTAACGAAAACATGGCCGTTGCGAAGAAAGCGCTTGATTCATTCGGCACGCCCGAACTGCGTACGTTGCTTGTACAGTCTGGTCTAGGCAATAATCCCGAAGTAATTCGGTTTATGTTCAGAGCAGGCAAGGCAATTAGTGAGGATACTTTTGTAGGAAATTCACCTGGCGCTGGCGGGAAGCCTTCAGGGCCACAAGATTTCAACGCGAAAGCAGCCGCACTCTACTCTAATCAGCAATCTTAATAGGAGCTAAATCATGGCAACTCTTGCAACCTCTAACCTTACCCTGGCCGATTGGGCCAAACGAACTGATCCAGATGGTCGTATTCCAATCATCGCGGAACTACTTTCTCAATCTAACGAAATCCTCGAAGACTGCGTATTCAAAGAAGGCAACTTGCCTACTGGCGAACGCGTTGTTATTCGTACTGGTCTGCCTGGCGTCTACTGGCGTGCATTGAACCAAGGTATTCCATCAACCAAATCAACAACTGCACAAGTTGATGAAGCGGCTGGTATCTTGGAAGCGCGTTCTGAAGTCGATAAAGACTTGGCGATGTTGAACGGTAACACCGCTCAATTCCGCTTGTCTGAAGACAGCGCATTCTTGGAAGCAATGAACCAGACTCAAGCCACGACTATGTTCTACGGCAACCCTGGTACAGATCCAAAGCAATACCTCGGCTTGGCTCCACGCTATTCGAGCTTGTCTGCTACCAACGCACAAAACATTTTGAGCGCCGGTGGTTCTGGTTCTGACAATACCTCTGTGTACCTCGTAGTTTGGGGCGACAACACTGTGTATTGCCATTTCCCTAAAGGCTCTAAAGCTGGTTTGATCCATGAAGACTTGGGTGAGCAAACCGTGTACAACAGCGACGGTACCCGTCTGCAAGCGTACGCAACTCGCTACCAGTGGAAGAATGGTTTGGTCGTTAAAGATTGGCGCTACGTTGTTCGCATCTGCAACATCGACGTGTCAGACTTGATCGCTCAAGCAAATACTCAAACTGCTGCTGCCGCGACTAACATCGTTAAGCTGATGGCACGTTCTTTGTATCGTATTCCTAATATGGCAATGGGCCGTGCAGCGTTCTACATGAACCGTACTGTGCATTCTGGCTTGAGCATCGCTGCTCTGGACAAATCACAATATGTTCTGAAGATCAATGAAGGCTTGAGCCAATTCGGCGTACCTTATAGCTGGTTGTCATTCTTGGGCGTTCCGCTTCGTCGCGTTGATTCGCTTATCAATGCTGAAGCTGTAGTGTCCTAATCAACCCATTAACTAAAAGGAACAAATCATGATTACCGATAAATTACTACGCGTATCGACAGATCAGGCATTGACTACCACTGCCGTGTCTACAGATACTGTTGACTTGAATGTTGCCCGCGACATGGGCGAAGGTAGCGATCTCTATATGAACTTTGCAGTGACCACAGCTTTGGCTGGCGGCACCTCTGTTAAGTTTGAAGTGATTGGCGCTACCAACGCAGCACTGTCATCTGGTGTTGTTGTTCTTGGCTCTTCTGATGCAGTCGTTACGGCTGACTTGGTTGCAGGCAAGAACGTCGCTGTCCTCATCAACCCGCAAATTGCATCTACTGGCCAACGCTACTTGGGCGCACGTTACACAATCGTAGGAACATTTACCGCTGGTAATGTGCTTGCTGATGTAGTGATGGACATCCAAGACGGCAAGAAGTTTTACGCTTCTGGCTTTACTGTGGTTTAACAGGAGAGATAACACATGGCACAAGTTCGCGCAAAAACACTCTGTTTCGTTGACAATGGCATGCGTCAAGCAGGCGATGTCTTCGAATATGATGGCCCCAAAAATACAAACTTGGAATTCCTTAAAGGCGCTCCGGTTCAGACTGATGAGGTCGAGCAAGATGCGGCTGAAGGTTCCACTAAAAAGTGGTCGCCCAAAGCCAAGCGTGCAAGCGCGGAATAAGGCTCTGTGTAATCCGACTTGTCGGGTACTGTAGTCATAGGGGCCGCTGGGAAACCACGGCCCCTTTTTCTCATATAGGAGGCCACGATGGCATCAGAAGTCGATATTTGTAACTTGGCGCTTGGACATCTAGGCGACAACGCCACCGTGTCAAGCATTTCACCGCCTGAAGGTTCTGCACAATCAGAACATTGTGCGCGGTTCTATCCTATTGCTAGGGACGCTCTGCTTGAAATGCATAACTGGAACTTCAGTATGCGCCGCGTTAACCTGGCTGAAATTGCAAACAATTGGCCAGAGTGGAAGTATTCATACGTCTTGCCTGGTGACTCAATCAACATCATTGCAGTAATGCCGCCGCAAGCAAACGACGATTATGCAAGCCGCTTTGTACCTACTGACACACCAGATTTTGCTCACAACTACAGCCCTGTAATTGCTGCCGGTCGTTATTCTCCGCAACCTTTTAGCGTTGAGATTGCGTCTGATGGAAATCACGTTCTTTATACAAACCAGGAAGAGGCGATGTTGCGTTACACATGCTATGTGACCGACACCACTTCATTTAGCCCTTTGTTTGTAATGACACTATCGTGGCAGCTTGCTGCGATGCTTGCTGGCCCAGTTATTAAAGGTGATGCTGGCTCGGCAGAAGCAAAGCGCTGTACGCAAATGGCTATGGGTTACATGTCGCAAGCAAAAGTTTCAGACTCAAACCAACGTCGAAATAACATTGAACACATTGTGCCCTGGTCGGCCGGGAGATAAGCATGGCAAATACACGCAGCTACACCCGAGCATTCTCTGGTGGCGTGATGTCGCCGGAGATGTTCGGCCGCATTGACGACGTTAAATTCCAGACCGGAGCCGCAAAGCTTCGCAACTTTATTTCAATGCCACAAGGCCCGGCAGAGAACCGCCCAGGCTTTTCATACGTTACGCAAGTCAAGGACAGCACCAAGCGCACGCGTTTGATTCCCTTTACATACTCGACTACCCAGACAATGGTGATCGAGCTTGGAACGGGCTATGTGCGGTTTCACACACAAGGCGCAACCTTGCTTGCTGGATCACCGGCTGCATGGAGCAACGCAACAGCTTACGTTGTTGGTGGACTTGTCTCGCGCCTAGGGGTTAACTACTACTGCATCTTGGGCCACACAAACCAACAGCCACCTAACGCAACGTATTGGTACGCACTACCATCAACCGCATACGAAATTCCAACGCCATACGCTGAAGCTGATTTGTTTGACATTCACTATGTGCAGTCGGCAGACGTTTTGACATTGGTGCATCCAAACTATGCGCCGCGTGAACTTCGCCGGCAGGGTGCAACAAACTGGGTGCTTTCAACAATTAACTTTGCGTCTTCAGTGTCCTCGCCAACCGGCGTAAGCTCAACTAGATACATCCCGGCATCGGCCGCGGTTAACGCTGACACCTATAACAACATGGTGTATGTAGTAACTGCTGTGGCTGCGGATGGCGTAAGCGTGTCTGCTGCATCTTCTAGCACAACCATAGCAAACAATATTTATATAACAGGCGCTTACAACACAATCACCTGGTCGGCTGTAAGCGGGGCTTCACGATACAACGTGTACAAGCAGCTTGGCGGCATCTACGGCTACATTGGAAGCACCACAACTACAACGCTGGTCGATGACAACATCAGCCCTGACCTAGGCTTAACACCGCCGGTCTACAACTCTTACTTCTCAAGCTCTGGCAATTACCCTGGCGCGGTGTCTTACTTTGAGCAGCGCAGAACCTTTGCCGGCTCGGTCAATGAGCCACAAAAGATCTGGATGACCAAGTCCGGCACCGAAAGCGATATGAGCTATGGCCTGCCAATTCGCGATGACGACCGGATTGAGTTCCGAGTTGCTGCGCGTGAGGCCAACACCATTCGCCACGTTGTGCCATTGACCCAGTTGATCTTGTTGACCGGTTCAGCCGAGTGGCGCGTGTCGTCTGTTAACTCGGACGCCATCACACCAACATCAATCTCGGTTCGACCACAGTCATACATTGGTGCATCAAACGTCCAACCATCGATTGTGAATAACTCTCTGGTGTACGTTGCAGCCCGCGGCGGCCACATTCGTGAGCTTGGGTATTCCTGGCAGTCAAACGGCTTCATAACGGGCGATCTGTCGATCCGTGCAGCCCATCTGTTTGATACCTACGACATTGTAGACATGTGCTTTAGTAAAGCTCCGCAGCCGTTGATCTGGTTTGTTTCTAACTCTGGCAACTTGCTGGGCTTAACCTACATCCCAGAACAGCAGATTGGATCTTGGCACCATCACGATACTGACGGCAGCTTTGAGTCATGCACGACTGTGGCTGAAGGTAACGAAGACGTGCTGTATGTGATCGTCAAGCGATTAATCAATGGCAGCTATGTGCGATACATCGAGCGCCTGGAAACCAGGGAAATCACTACCATTGACAAGTGCTTCTTTGTTGATGCTGGCGCAACATATAACGGCACAAACACTACCGCAGTGACTATGACCGTAACCGGCGGCACAACCTGGGGGCCAGCCGATACGCTGACCATCACGTCAAGCTCGGCCAAATTCACAGGCACAGGCGACATTGGTGACGCTATTGTCCTTACTGACTCTGCCGGCACGTTGTACAAGCTGACAATTGTTGGCTACACGTCAACCACGGTGGTAACAGCCCGCGTTGACAAGACTTTGCCGGCGGCTCTGCGTAGCACAGCAACAACCGTCTGGAACTTTGCCCGCAATGCAATCAGTGGCTTGACCTGGCTAGAAGGCAAGACTGTTTCGATCTTGGCTGATGGTGCAGTGCATCCACAGCGCGTGGTGACAAGCGGGGCCGTAAGCCTGGAGGTGGCAGCCAACATTGTGACTATCGGCCTGCCGTACGAATCAGACTTGCAGACTTTGCCATTAGCGTTGCAAATTGATGGCTTTGGCCAAGGGCGTTACAAAAACATCAACAAAACATGGCTGCGAGTATTTCAATCGTCAGGCATCTTTGTTGGCCCGGACGCAGATAACCTGGTGGAAGCCAAGCAACGTACAACTGAACCGTATGGCAGCCCGCCTGCGCTAAAGTCTGATGAGATCCTTGTCATGCTTACGCCGACATGGGCCGCGTCTGGCCAGGTGTACATCCGTCAGAGCGATCCGCTACCGTTAACCATTGTTGGTTTGACCGTTGAAGTAGCAATTGGTGGGTAATGGTGCCCGTATGAAAACACGCTGCCGGTAAGGTGGCAATAAGGCTGGAGAGAGATTGTGGAGCAAACATCAACACAAGAGGTGACGCATGACTATTAATTTGAATAACCCACCTGGTCAATACAACGCAAACGATTGGTATTCGGCATATCCAAGCAATAGTTTCGGGATACCTTTTGGCCTAAACAGTCAGGCTCAAAAAGACGCAAGCGCCATGAAGTCGCTCGGCCCAATAATGAGCATTGCCGGCATGATTGGCTCGATTGCCAGTTCTTACTACGGCGCTAAAGCTCAACAGTATCAACTCGACTCCCAGGCCATGACTCTGCAATTCCAAAAGGACATTGCCGGGATCAACGCACGTCAAGCTGAAGTCACCGCTCAAGGCATCTTGCAGGCCGGTGAAAAGCAATCCGCAATGATGTCTCTCAAATACGGCAAAGCCAAGGGGTCACAACGGGCCGCTATGGCTGCAAGCGGTGGTGTCATAGGGGAAGGTAGCAACAAAGAGATTGAGGCCACCAACGACCTTATGAAAGAGATCGACATCTTGCAGATCAATGCAAACACTGTACGGTCAGCAGAAAACGCCCGCACTCAAAGCCAAAATTATTTAACTCAAGCAGCTATGTATGGCGTCAGCGCTAACAACATGACTGCATCGTCAAAATCAATTGATCCATTTTCAGCAGCCGGAACAAGCTTACTCACTGGCGCAACATCTTTTGCCACAACAATGTATCGAGACAAAATGATGGATCGATTGCTTGCGCGCCAAATAGGCTATTAAGGAATAAACCATGCCAACCGTACCCATTATTGATTCCCCATCAGTAGCGCCAGAAGTTGTAAATCCACAACCGTTTGCCGCTCCAGGTGTGGAGTCAATGAAGAACTTTGCTCCAGAGCAAATGGCCAAGCAAGGGGCTGCTGTTCAAGCCGCTGGTAGTGCCGCGTCAAGAAT